TGACCCAGAACAACTTGATCAACGTGCATTTGCTGAAAACATTGTGTCTACAATGACACCTGCACAACGTGCCGCACAAATGCAAGCTGAAGATTTGTCTTACTTACAAGGCACAATTATTAATCGTAAAAATAAAATGGCAGCCGATTTGCTTACTACTGGTAAATGCAAAATCGAAGGCTATGCTGACGATGGTGAAACAGTTCAAGTTGATGAAATTGATTTCGAATTTGAACAAGACATTACACCTACTACTACTTGGGACCAAGCGGGTGCTGACATTTATGGCGACTTGAAAATGGCGTCCGAAAAAATTCAAGAAAACGCAGGTATCGTTCCAACTGTGTTAGTCGTTGGTAAAAACGTTGAAAAATACATTCTTGATAATGCATCCATCAACAAAATGTTAGCAATTCCTAATCGCGAAAACATGTCTATGTTCAGTTTTGCTCCTGAATACTTGTCTCCACAAGTTCGATATGTTGGCCGTATCATGTCTTTGAATATTGATGTGTACGCATACCTTGAAACATATCAAGATGATGAAGGTAAAGTAAAATCCTTTATTGGTGATGATGCAGCAGTATTAGGTGTTCCTGGCCGTGGCCGTCAACAACATGCAGCAGTAACATTGCTCAACGATGACAATCAATTCACAACATATGCAGGCATTTATGTACCTTACTACTATGCTAATAAGGCTACACAAGAATTAACATTGTCTGTATACTCCCGTTGCGTATTGATTCCTGAAACTATCGACGATTGGGCTACTATTAAGACTAAATAGGGGGTAACCTACTTATGAAAATCAGAGTATTAAAGGGTTATTTAGCACATGAAGGCGAGATGTATGGCAAAGGCGAAGTAGTCGACATCAAAAAGAAAACGGTTGCGTTGTCCTTGCTTGAATCTGATAAGTTTGAATCTGCTGAAGATAATCCTATCGAAGTACCGGAACCATTGGAAGTCGTTCCAGATGAACCAGAAGAAGAAATGGAATTACCTGAAGTTGATGCGGAAGTTACGGTGAAAAAATAATGCGATTTAGAGATTACCTAGAAAGCGATATTGACGATGTATTCCTTAATGAAGACGAATTCGCCGAAGGGCATAATCTAAATGGCACAGTAGCTAAAGCAATTATCCAATCGCCAACGGCGAGGGAGTCATTCTTGTCGAATGGCTCTCACGTATCAAATGACGGATTACACGGGGTGTCTGTATTTGTGCATTGCAAATTAAAGGACATCCCTGAAATTCCATCACAGGGAAACGTATTCCGATTAGATGATGATGTGTACATCGTTCAAAGTGCAACGGAAGAAGATGGGCTCGTGTCTATCGAACTTAGAGCAGAAGCTAGAGGCGGTGTTGACGGATGGTTGAGCTAGAACTTGATAAAAGTGCAGTGAAAACAATTGAAAAAGCACTGGAAACATTAAAAGAAGATAGAGTTCGACGTGTCTGCCAAGCCGCATCTAAGCGTGCTGCAACAACCGCAAGAAAAGCAGGTACGCAAGCACTACGTAATATCTACGCCATTAAAGGTGTATCGGTCGTAAAGTCTGGTGTATCTATTAATAAATTGAATAATGGCACAGAAATGCGTATCAAAGGTGGTTATACTAGCGCTCAAAAGTACTTTAAGATTAAATCGCTTAAACGAAAAGGTGTGTTTGTGTCTATTAAAAAAGGTACAGAAACAAAGGTACCAAATGGCTTTGTTAGTGCATCTGGTATATTCATGAAACGCCAAGGCAAGGACCGATACCCATTAAAAGGGATATATGGACCAGCCTTACCGCAAATGTTTGGTAATGAAACTGTTATGAATGCCATGCAAAAAGAAGGCATGGAAATGTATGAAAAGCGCCTATATCACGAATTAGAGCGTGCGTTAGGAGGTAACTAATGACACCATTAGATGTATCAGACGGCATTGCCGCCTATCTCATGGATGAGTTGCGCAAGCTAAATGAAACAAGTGATGTTACCACGAACCCTATTCGAGTATGGAGCGGGTTCTTACCAAGGGTGGATAAGAATGAAGATAAGCGCAAGTTATGTCCAGCCGTAGTAGTGCATCCGTATTCTGTTAGTGATGCGGATAGTTCGACGGTAGGTATTACTGTATTGGTAACTACTTATGACGAGGCCTTAACAAAAGGTCATGTCGGACTATATCACCTCTTAGAGGTAGTGCGTGAGCGGTTACTATCTGATAATCCAGTAGCACTTAAATATGAAATTAAGGAGAATACCGTTAATACAACAATTCCTGATGATCAACCATACCCTCAATGGGTTGGATATCTTGAATTTGAAGTGTACATTCCAGTTATTCGTAGAAATCTTAACAAGATATTTACGGATAATAAAGTAATTGAATAGGAGACAACGATGAACCCTGTTGTATATGTTGGGCCTTCGTTCCGCAGTAGCCGGTTAAATCAATTCATGGTATTTAGCGACGGTGCACCACTGCCGGAAGCGGAAGACCCTATTTTTATGCATTTATTCGTGCCTCTGGACGAACTCAACCAAGCAATGATTGATGTGAGAACACAAGGCACACAATTAAATGTATTCTATGTTAACGCATTGAAGAATTATAAAGGAGTGAAGTAAATGGCCTTTTATCATGGCGTCAAAACAAGTGAGCAAGCTACCTCTGTAATTGCTCCTGTCCAAACTACTGCCGGCCTTCCAATTGTGTTCGGTACTGCACCTGTACACCTTACAGAAGACCCTAGCGCAGTAATTAATAAGCCAATCATCTGTTATAGCTGGGAAGAAGCTGTTCAACAACTTGGCTATTCTGAAGATTGGACACATTTCACATTGTGTGAAGCAATGTACGCACAATTCAAATTGTATGGCGTAGCTCCAATCGTATTTGTTAACGTATTGGATCCTGCTAAACATAAGAAATCCACTACAACAACTGCTACATTGACAGAAAAGAAATGCATTGTAAAAGCTGCAGTATTGCTTAACACATTGCAAGTATCTAGTGGCGGTCAAACAGGTGTGGCCAACACAGATTACACGGCGGCATTTGATGACAAAAATCAATTAATCATCTCTGTTATCAAAGGTGGTAAGTTCGATTCCGCAAGTACATTGGACCTCACATACGATGAACTCGATGTAGAAAACTTCGATTATAAAAACGTAATCGGCGGTGTAGATAGTAATGAAAAAGCAACAGGCTTTGAATTGATTGATACAATCTATCATCATTTCGGTATTGTACCTGGTCTTATTGCTGCACCTGGATTCTCTCAACATCCTACAGTCGCTTCCGTGATGAAAGCAAAATCTCGTGTTATTAATAACTTGTTTGGTGCGACTACTTTGGTAGATATCGATACTACACAAGTTGTTAAATACACAGATGCTTACGAATGGAAGAAAGGTAATAGCTATACAGGTGAATCTGAAGTCGTATGTTGGCCGATGGTTCGCAATGGCGATTATATGTTCCATATGTCTACGCACATCATGGGCATTATTGGCAAATGTGATGCATCCAATAGTGATATTCCTACGTTATCCCCTTCCAATAAGTCTATGAATATCACAGGCTTGTGCTTAGCTAATGGTAAGGAAGTAATGCTTACGCATTCGCAAGCAAACTTATTGAACTCTCAAGGTATTATGACGGCCGTTAATATCAATGGTTGGGTATCTTGGGGTAACTATACAGGTGCATATCCTGGCACAACTGATGTTAAGGATACATTCATTTGTGTACGCCGGTTCAATGATTGGGATGACCAAACATTCATCTTAACCTATTGGCAAAAAGTGGATATGCCTATCTTGCCTCGTAATATCAAGACAATTCTTGATAGTGAAACAATCCGTCTTAACGGTCTTACTTCTCGTGGCTTTATCTTGGGCGGTCGTATTGAATTCAAAGAAGCAGAAAACCCTACAACAGATTTGTTGAATGGTATTATTCGCTTCCATAAATACCGTACACCTCCAATTCCAGCGCAAGAAATTGAAAGCATTTCTGAATACGATGTTTCTTATTTCAAAACGCTATTTCAAACAGTATAGAAAGGGGTAATTAATCATGGCATCTATCAATCAAGTGCCGGAAGTACTTAATGACTTCCGTGTATACGAAGAAGGCTCTGACAACTGTTTAGGTGTTGCCAAAGTGGAATTACCTAGTGAATCTGTAATGACTCAAACTGTAAAAGGTGTGGGCATTGCAGGTGAAGTAGAAGCGCCAGTTATTGGACACTACTCCTCTATGGAAACAAAACTTACTTGGAACACTCCAACAGAAACTACACACCGCCTTACAGGTGGTCGTGGCGTACGCTTAGAAGTACGTGGTGCTATCCAATGTTGGGATAGTGGCAAAGATAAATATGTAATCGTGCCTACACGTGCTGTTATTCGTGGCCGTGCTAAATCTAAAGAAAATGGCACATATGAATCTGGCAATACTATCGATGCAACGAACACAATCGAAACTACATACTTGAAACTCGAACAAGATGGCAAGGTAGTTCGTGAAATCGATAAATACGCCTATAAAGATTCTATTTCTGATGGCACCGACTTCCTTGGCGATGTTCGTGCTGCACTCGGTATTTAGTCTGTAGAAAGGACGATCACTAATGAGTAAACATAACACTATGAACGAAACACATGAACAAACAGGTATTGAATTAGTAAAAGCTGGTCATTCCTTACAATTTGAAGGCATCAGCGGGTACACATTAATTAAATGCGAAAAGTCCGCTAAGGGTGAAGATAAAACTATTACAGTTCCGGCATTATCCATGACGTATCAAGCACATGTAGCAGCTGCTGTATGCGGATGTAAAGTGGATGATATTTATAGTCTCCCGGCTGCCGATTTCACTAGAGTGTGCTTAGAGGTACAGAATTTTTTGCTCAATTCCGAAAAATAACAGACTTAGAACGGTATTTTACTGAGTGTGCAATTACGTGTAGTAAATACACTAGCACACCGATGGACTACTTCATTAGAGAGCTAGACGTGGATGAGTTCATAGTCCACGTTCGGCTCATTAGTGATAGTATCGAGCGCGAGAATAAAACAATGAAAGGGAGAAAATAACGGCCAATAAAGTCTTAGAAATGGCGATTGCCATTAAAGGTAAACTCGATGGCGGGTTATCTTCCTCCGTATCAAAAGCATCTCAGGAACTCAATAAATTATCTAATGTAATCAAAGATCAACAGGAGCAATATAGAAAACTACAAGCTATATCGCAAAAGACTGGTAATGTTAGCGATAGGAACGCAGCAATTGCAGCTGAGCAAAAGCTGAATTCTATGTTACAACAGCAAGCCCGGTTACGGTCTAATATCGCAAGTCAGACGGCGCATCAAAATGCAATCAGTAAAATGGGTGGTGCAAGTCCTTTAGCAGGTGCTGCATCAGCTGCGCAAGGTGCTAGTGCTGCGGTAAGTGGTATTACAGGAAAGCTTGCAAGTTTCGCTATGGTTGCCGCCGGTGGGTTTGGTATTGGTGCCATTATAGATAATGTAGTAAATGCTGGCGAAGCACTTTATCAATTGTCTAATAAATTACATATGACAACCGCTGAAACGGCACAATTTAAGAAGATTATGACATTAAGTGGTGTTGATGTAGAAGCGGCCGCAAAGTCTTTCGCTAAAATGGATAAGACTTTGGCTGGTGGCGGTAAAAGTGCTGAAGCTTTGCAAGGATATCTCAGTCAATTTGGTGTATCCTTAACCGATGCCAATGGCAAGTTATTGCCTATGAATCAACAGTTGGATGCAATAGCTAAAGGTTACCAAAATGCGGTAGCACAAGGCCGGGGACAAGAATTCATGCTTGAA